AGTGGTTGGCTGCCCAGAGAACTTCGACACCCGCCGAGCGGGCACCGGTAGACCATCCGCCGAGACCGGCGAACAAATCGATTGCTGTGGTCATGCTGATCCTCGCCAGTGGCGTGATTCGTGGAAGGGGGAAGGGGTCAGGCGCTGAAAAGGTTCAGCTGCTGTTGCTGTAGTTGCTGCTCGGCCTGCTGCTTTTGGCTCTTGGCCAGTGCGTGCTCAATGCGTGCCTTGGCGATGGCCATGTATGCGGCGTCCTGCTCGATGCCTATGAAGGCAAATCCCTCAAGCATCGCGGCCTTGCCGGTGCTGCCAGATCCCATGAACGGGTCGAGCGCGGTACCGGCCACCGGAGTGACGAGACGAAGCAGGTAGGCCATCAACTCCGTAGGCTTGACCGTGGGGTGGTTGTTGCCCTTGGTGTCGGTGGTCTGAACCTTCCGCAGCATGGTCCCCTGCTTGAACTGGGCGCCGGGATGGTCGAGGCCTTCATGCCGATCCGACGGCTTGGTCTTGGCGCAGTAGAAGAAGCGGGCAGCGCTGCCGGTATCCAACCGGCGTTCGCCGGGCCGCATCTTGAAGCCGACCACTCCGGTGTTCTCGCTGTTCGCTGAGGGATCATTACCACGACCGCGCTTCATGACGCCGTAGGCGTTCTGTCCAGCCCGCACCGTGTCGCTCGTGCTGGCGTCGGCGAGTTGTCCGGGTGCGTCCGGGAACGCCGCGACAACCTCAGGGCTACCGTCATGAATCAAGTTCGCCGGCCAGCGCCCAGCCTTGAGAACTCCGATGTACTGCGCAGATCCCTTCCAAACCCCGTCTGCATTGACCGAAGCTCCAGGAGCCAAGCGTTTTTGGGAGTACTCTCCGCCCTTGGCGTCATCACCATGTATCCGGCATGCATCGATGTTGATTGCGCCGGTGCCGTGCTCGGCGACATTGGCGGCAACAGTGCCAGGGAACGGTTTGCGCGCCATGCAGATAGGTTCGTGCGCCGGCTTCAGAGCGGTCCCCCAGCCGTCTTGCTCGCCTTTCAGGTTGTGCGACTTGGGGAACCCCGAGCCGAACACCCACATGATCTGGTCACGGATCTCGAAGCCCGCCATCTCGATGCCGACCGCCATGTGGTGGTAGGTGCGTGCAGCGGCAAACGACAGCAGATGCCCGCCAGGCTTGAGTACTCGCAGGCACTCGGTGGCCCAGTCCAGGGTGAAGGCCTGAAAGGCGCGCATGCCGGCCGGCGTCAGGTCGTATTTACCGGCTTCCGCCGCGATGGAGCGGTGCCCACCGTTCGGCCCGCAGGCCCCGGCGTGGGATGGCATGCTGGCGCAGTAGGCTGCCCGATCTTCAATGTCTTGACCGTCCCAACTCTTGCCCATGAACCGAATGCCGTAGGGTGGATCGGTCACGATGCTGTCGATGGAGTCGGCAGGCATGCCTCGCAGCACCTCAAGGCAGTCGCCCAGGTGTAGTTCGTATGTCATGGGTGATCCTTGAGGTAATGGCCTACGCTTACCCCTCAACAAGGAGGTTTACCCATGCAAGATGAGCGTATACAGGCGTTGTTAATGGCATTGAAGGCGGTTTTGGTAGTGAGCAAGGAGGCAGGGATGGACCCCGATAAGCTCTGTGAAACCGCCGTAGAATTGATGTGTAACGATTTCAGGTGCTGCTCAAGTCAGGTGCCGAAAGCGATCATTGAACTGGAGCGAGCGGTGGACGCGCTGCCTTAAATTGGATGCGCTGGAGCGCCTGGTGGAGTGATCAGGGACGGTTGTCGGCGCCGCAGTTCAGACAGTCGTTCTGAAACCGCTGGCGGTCAGAGATGAAACGCCCGCATCCGTGACAGTTGAACATCATCTCCCGCGGCTTCTTTGGCTTTGCCAGCTTGATGCCGGTCCCTCGCAGGGCTTCTTTGATCGAGACGTCGTCGCGCTCTACCAGGCGGCGGCTGCGCTCGTCAATATAGGCGCACGGCCACACAACCCCGCCAGTCTGACCAAGCTTGCCGATCCAATTGACGGTGTCAGCCCGAGCCACGCGCACAGCCTTGCTCAGGTCGCTGGTGAAAACACCATCCTCGCAAAGCCAGATCAGGTTATTTCCGTTCCATGCCTGAGGCTTCTGAATGTAGAACTCGACAGCATTAGGATGCCGATCAAGAGCTTCGCTCAAGGTTACATACTGGCAGTCAACGCCTACACGGGCGCGGGCGTCGATGTAGTCTCTCGGCCACGGGATGTCAGTATCGCGGTGCCCTTGAGCCTGCTCAATGGTGAATACCTCGGCCTTGCCAAGGTCGGTGACATATCCGGCGCCTTTGAAACCCCAGAACGACAGACCATCACCGACGTAGGCGTGGTCCCGACTGTCCTGCAGATAAAATTGATCGGCCATGGCAATGCTCCATGCGAAAGCCTCCGAAAGTTCGGTGGCGAATAGGTTGGTGGTGGGCTATACGTGGCGACCGACAACCGTCACGGCTACGCGTCACGCAATGCGAATATGGTCGTTAAGTTCATCATCCGGCATTCGGTCAGCGCCGCGAATCAGCCGAGAAATCAGATCCTGCTCTTCCTCGATCTTGGCGCGGGCCATGACTCGTTTTAGTGCGGCGTCATCGTTGTGATAAAGGTCCGTGACGATGCGGCGTGACAGTAGTCTTGCCTCGCGTTCCTCCTTCGACATCTTGTCGCGGTCTCGCTTGTCCTGCTGGCGCTGGGCTGGTGTTTTCGCTTCCATGGGGGTCTCCTAATCCACTCGGAGGCAGGTGTATGTGCTCCTGCCGTCTGCGCTGGGCGACGAGTTTGTTGATTCGATTCATCGGAAATTGCGCTGCAGGGGATAGTCGACGCCGTACTGCTCGACGATCCGGTCAAGTTTCTTTTCGGCAATACCCAGATGCTTCGCGCAAGTCTTGCGGGAAAGACCCAGATCCCGAATGGGCAAGATGCGCTCAATGAGCTTGCGATCTGCGGCCTCGTCAACAAAGCCGGGAAGCTGGAAGCCGTGAAGCTTTGCCATGCGCCGCAGGCGGTCCTTCGTGATATCGAACTTGCGGATGACATCCTGCTGCGTGGCACCCTCGGCGAAAGCCTTTTTCACGTCAGGCACCAGCACTGCCTCGCGTTCGCGCTTCGCGGCCAGACAGCTGCTGTGCCCATGGCTACGGAAGACGATGCCGTAGTTGGCCGCGATGTAGTTTAGCCGCTTCGTACCCAGGCCCAAGTCTTTCGACGCCGCCGCGACCCCGAGGTCGGTATAGGCCCTCAACTTCTCCGCTATATCGCGCTCGAATTGCGCAGCCTTCTCGGACTTCTGGATGTGGACTGCCTTGCTGACCTTGGCGCTGGGCACGATAACCTGATTTCCGAAAGGCTGCGGCGCGAAGCGGGTCACTTCCAATTGCTGGACGACGCCGCCGCGTTCCAGATAGTCGTTCATCGCGGCCGCGAGCCGGGCCGATTCGGCCTGATTGTGTTGGACCATACTGAGTTCGAGACTGATCATGCCGCCACCCCCAAAACCCGATTCATGCGGTCTTCCATGATTTCGTAGAAGTCTTTCATGCGCTGTGACAGCTTGCGGATATAGGCCTCGTCCCTGTACATGCGCTTGATGAAAAGCGGCATGCCAGGCCAATAGCTCACGAAGTCGATCCACTCCCGCTCTGACAGCCAAAGGCCGCCCTGGCACTGTGCGATGTGGTCCTTCGGCACTTCATTTTGCAGAATCACACCGACCTGAAACTTTGGCAGCTTGGTCTTGACCTCGGCCAAGCCGTTGGCGCCGACCAGCGAGTCAGGCGAATAACCGGCGCCGTGGTTGAGGATGATCCCGCAGTCGCTGGTTTCAACTTCGCACTGCGCTCGATAGAGGTCGCGGGCAACCGATTCAAGATCATGACCGCGCTCGGTGTGTCGGTTGCCGGAGAATGGATCGGCAGCTTCACCGGTGATTCGCTCACCTATGAGCGTGTCCATGTAGGTAAACGCTCCAACTCCGAACCCGCCTTCGCCCTTGCCATTGACCAGCAGGCATTCAAATTCAGATGCAGTGGCAATGCCCAGGCGCAGGTTCAGCCACTCTTGAGTCCCTTGCTCTACGTTCGTAATTATTTGCATGGTCGATTACCCCGCCTGCTGAGCAGCTTTGGCCGCTCTCGAAATTGAGTTGTTCAGGCCCGCCACCACGCCATCAAAGGCTGCCTTAGCAAGCTGCCCGGGGTGCCCGTACATCTTTTCAAAGTTGGCGTGAACCGATTCGCTGCACTTATCCAGGAGCGCTTGAACCTGCCGCGCTTGAGCCGGTGTTACCAGCTGCTCAGCTTTGTCGACGCTCCCATCATTGTCGTTGTCATCACCACTGGTGATGTTGAGCAAAGCGCACATCACGTAACGCTTGCCATAGGTGGTGGTTGAGCCGACCGACTGGACAGCGCTGCGGCCTGCGCCAGTGTCCAGGGGCAAGATCATGGTCGTTTCTTCCCGGTGCCCCGATTTGTGCATCAGGATCCCGGTAATGCTCACACCGTGGGCCTGGTTCACGATTTTGAAAGAAACGCCGAAACCGAACTTCGCCATGACTGGGCGCACGGCGTAGTTGATGTCGTCCAGGTCTGCGTACATTTTCTTGGTGTGCGTGTTCTCGGTGCGCTTCTCAACCGATGGCATTTCGCACTGCATTTCAGCAAATGCAGCGTTGAATGACTCCAGCGCGCTTTTGGCTTCCATGCGCTCCTGAAGAGCCATCAGGCGCTCGAGCTTTTCCATATCGCACTTCGGGTCAAGCGCGAGACGGCTGATTGTGGAAAGGACACTGATTTCCTGAACTGCATGGTTGGAAACCTGACGCTCGCGCTCGGGCGGCATGATGATTTCTTGGGGCATGCTGGATTCCTCAGTACGAAATTGACACGGCCGGGATCTTGCGTTGGGCGATCAGAGTAATTGCCTGTTTGGCGCATTCTTCGGTCATCCCTCCGGCGATAAATGCTTCAAGTGCGGCACGGTTTATGGCTTTCTTGTGGGCCTGATCGGCTTCACGAGCGTTCTGCTGGCGAATAATCTCGTCGGCTTCTGCCTTGACTCTGGCGATCTCGGCCAGACGCGCACGCTCCACAGCTTCGGCTTGGCGCTTCTCGGCGGCGATGCGGTCTTGCTCGGCCTGCTGGATGACTGCGAGACGGTTCGCTTCGGCCTGTTCAGCGGCAAGCTTCAATTGCAACGCCTGCTGTGCGGCGGCAGCCTCTGCATCGCGGGCCGCTTGTTCGGCGGCGCGCTGCTGGGCGGCGGCCTGGTCTTTCAGTTCCTGTTCACGGCGTGCTGCGGCGTCACGCTCAGCCTGCGCGGCGGCTGCGGCTTCCTGCTGGGCTTTCTCGGCAGCGGCGCGGGCAATGGCGGCGTCGCGCTCTTGCTGTGCACGCGCTTCAGCTTCCGCGCGGTGTCGGGCCAGTTCGGCTTGTTCCGCTTCGCGCTTTTGATGCTCATCGAAGGAAGCCTTGAGCTTTGCAAGCGCTGTTGCTTTGGCGCGATGGGCCTCGGCTTCAAACTCTTCAAACCTTTCGTCGACGATGACCTTTTCTTCAAGCTCGCGGAAGAGAAGGGCGAACGGCTGTGGCTGGCCACCGATCAGCCCAAGACCGCAGTCTTCAATGTGGCGAATCAATGAATTGTGGCGCTCAACCCGCGCATCCTCGGCATCCTGCCATTCGGTCAGCGGCTGGCGCACCTGATCACGCAGCGCGTCCATTTCGGTGACGAACTCGCGTAACTCGGCCTCCACCACCTTAGGCATCTCCTTCAGGCGGCGCAGGTAGTCACGACCTGGCTTCTCTACCGCGGTCTTCGACTTGCTGACCTTTGCGGCGAGGCTGGCGATGCGTTCGCGGCCCTTACGGGTGGCAAGGTCTGGAACCTCGCCGGTTACTTCAGCCTTCACAGCTTCGAGGAACTGGTTCAGGCCGCCAGCCACGTAAATGGTCGGCGCGTTCTCGGCGCTGATGTCGTCGATGGTGATGACTTGTTGAGTTGCAGACACGGTAGCTCCTTGCGCCATGCCGTTACCGGGGCGCTGCGATTGAATGGGGTAGAGGTTACTGCTGTTGTTTGGCTTGGCGATTCTTGATCGCACACTCGGCGTGATGAACGCGCCATTTGCCCTGATAGCGGTTGAAGTGACCGGCGCCGACGGCTACGTGCTGACCGCATTGGTAGCAGGTGCCCGGATGCTTATTGCGCATTGGATGCCTCGCGCCGGTAGCGATGGACCCACAGGCCTTGTTGCTCCCGGTACGCTTTCACAGGCCAGCCAATGAAGCCGAGACGCTCAGCTCGCTCGATAATGTCGGCGGGGTCAGTACCTGCAACCTCTTCCAGCTGCTCGTCTGTCAGGGATGGAATGAGTGGGGTTGTCATGGTGCCACCTGCTTGCGGTAACCCGCGTCGAGGATCACCTTCGCCAAGGTCAGGTAGCAGTCGCCTTTGCGGTCGCGGTGCCCGGTCATAACCTCGGCAAGGTCAGCAACATCAGCCTCGTACTTTTCCGCCGCTATCTGCTCGGCGGTGCGGATGGGGCGGAAGCAATCAGAGCGAATCCCTGAAAATGTGGCCAGCCTCCTATTGAAGAATACAGGTGACAAATGGTCGCCGCCTTGGATGACCACGTGTGCAATGCATGTGATCTTATCTCCGGTCTTCCATCCTACTAGACCGTTAGGCCTATATCCCTCTCTTTCAAGTACGACCTCACACACCGTTCCAACTGGCGGCAGGCCTTCGCCTTTCCACTCGGGGCGCTTGATCAAGGGCCGGTTGCAGTCTTCGATAGTTACGCCGTACTGAGCGTATAGAGGCACCATCCAGCCTTTGTTAATGTTGAAGATCAGCAGGGCATGATCAAGCTCGCGCAAGAAGTTTTGATCTACAGGATCAAAATGCGTGGCTTCGGGATGATTGCTCCAATCAATGTTCATGCCGCTATCCTCGCTTCACGCCTAGCCAAGCGCCTGAAGCGCTCACAGTAGTAGGCGAACTCTTCCGGGTTGATTTGGTTAGTGGTGAACAGGTTGATGATCTGGCGCTCTACGATGGCTTCGTAGAAGGGTGGGTGGTCCAGAGTTTCAAGCTGGTCGAGCTGCTTACTGATGTGGACGTGCGGACTCATAAATCTGCGTCCTCCGCTTCAGCCTCAAGGCCTGCTTCGGCATGAGGCGTGACCATTTCGACGGCGATATCGAACAGCTTGCCCTGTGGGCTTTCGCAGGGCCCGAGTAGGTATTGAGCAAACGTCTTGCCCGACGCGCCACCCATGGCAGCGATGACCAACTGCGCAAGCCAGTCATCGTCGTCCAGACCATCGATCTGGCGCTGATTCAGATGCTCCTGAGCCTTTCCGAGGAAGGCTGAGTATTCGACCACGATGGGTGACGAAAACCGACGGCGAATCACAAGATCGCAACCGCGCACCAAGTTCTCGGCGGCGTCTTCGATCCAGCGTGAGGCGGCTTCCTCGTAACCGGAGTCATCATCCGGCTGCATGTTGTCCCAGCGAGACTGGGCTCTTGCGAATGAGTTCATGGTCGCCTCCGTAGGCGAGCTGATTGACCGCATTGGCCGGGCGTCAGGCGCGGGTGACCAAACCCAGCCAACGACGACTGGCCTGGCGCCCGCCAATGCGGTCAGGGGATGGGGTTATTCGGTGGGTAGTTCTGGAAGGGGTTGCCAATGGGTCACGTACTGCAAGCCGTGATCGCCATTTGTGAAGAAGCTATTGTGTTGAGAAGCAATGAACACCTGCGAAAGATCGGTGCAAAGGACTTCGACATCTTCTTCAGGCAGCTGGCTTTCAACGCTGATCCAGCCTCTTGTGGCCTTGGCATCGGTTGTCATAGGGCAGAAGAGATAATCCAGAGCTTTTGCTACTGCGGATTCCGCCTTGTTCAGCCACGGCCTGAAATGGCTTTCGATGTAACCAAGATCCACATCAGAAAGGACCAGTTCCCGCTTTAGGTCTTTCAGCTCCTCAAGCAAGTCAGGCGCAGCAGCGATCAACTTGGCGTTGGCTTCGCCATCGGCGATCAGGTGGTTGTAAGAGGCGATCACAATGTCGCCACCTTCTGCGGTTACCTGAGCTTCGATTTTGTCGTACGCGTTGTACCCGGACCAGTAATCCCAAGGCCCCGGCGTACCTTTGAACTCACTCATCGCAACCTCCTATTGCTCGCTCACTGGGAAGGCAGTGGCTACCTGTTGAATGGGGTGCAGATGGTCGGAGCCAATCCCGACATCGATCCAGATCATTGCTCGGATCTCGCGGCGTGGATGCTGAGCTGCTTGGCGGCAGGATTCGTCTGCAGATGATGCAAGGTGTCCCGCATCTGCGGGGTTGGCGTCCTGCATCGAGCAAGGCTTTCACCGCACAGCCAGCCTAAGCAGGCATCACCCGGCGCCGGGCTATGTACGATTTACGAAAGCCTTGCTCGATGGGCACTCTTGCGAATGCCGACGGCAAGTTTGGGATCAGCCGAACCTGCGCTTAATTTCCAATTCGGCGGCCTCGCGCGATGAAAAATGTCCGTCCAGATTCTCTTGGCTAAGAGTGTCAAAAATCACGAAAGGCGCGTAGCGACCGTCGCCCTGAAAAAGCGGTCCATCAGGATCGTCAAGTGTTTCTGCGCCATCAACAACGTAGCGATCTGCATTCATCGTCTTGCCTCCTGTTGTTATCCCGATGCGCTCTCTGTGAAAGCGCAGGAGTGATGGTTCAGACAGTTGCCGCCACTTTGAGCGATGCCGCGCAGGACAGGATCGCGTCCTTCGCTGCCTGCTCGATGTTCTTGGCGATGACCTTGTTCACGTCGTTTATCGCGTTCTTTGCGCTCTTTTCGAGCGTGTCCTTGATGTACAGCTTCATCAGGACGGTCAGGCGCGGACCGGTCTCCCGCCAGTTGTAGTCGTTGCCCGATTCATCTTTCGACTTGCCGTTGAAGTCGACCTTCTCGCTCATGTACACCTCGGCGCGGCTGGCGATGTACTCCTTGAAGGTCATCGGTTCGCCTTTTGGCTCGCCGTATGAGCTGGTCTTGCGCATGTCGGCGCCTTCAATGATTTCACCAACGCGAGGCAGGACATGCTCTGCAAACATCGCGTCGATCTTCTGATTGATGGCCGCATTCACACGGGTATCGATCTGCTGCTTGAAGCGCGAAGCAGTTGGATATTCATCGCCGTCTTCGTCATAGCCGGTCGACTGTAGAAGCGATTGCACGGCCTGATCGACAATGCGATCTGCAAGGTCAGTGACGCTCAAGCCCAGTGATTCGAGTGTTTTGATATCCATCGGTGTATCTCCGGTTTGTTTCCGAAACGCCCGGTCGCCCAGGCGCTTCAGAAATCGTTCGGTTTCACTCACTGCGCCCGTCAGGGTCATTCGCACAGTTCGGTCATCACCTCACCAGAATCAGCCCCTCTATGGCTTTCATCTGGCGCCGGTCGCCTCACAAGCGCAGCGGTTTGTTTCCTTCGGTTTACTGACCTCCCACCGATGGTGCCGGGAGTGACCTAACCGGCTTGGCCGGGTAGTCGTTCATGGCGCTGATTGTTAAAGAGTGACGGTCCTCTTCAGGCCCTTCGCTGCGTTGGTTTGTCGCTGCGATGGGTG